GGGAAGTAAGGTTGTTAAATGAAGATGAAGTTTTAGCAACTGTCAAGAATCCAGAGGATATCTTGCATCAATACTAACATAGAAAAGGAGAAACTATGCCAGAAGAAAAGAAAACAGTAGATATAGATACTTCAGGACCTGAAGTAGATATAACTATTGAAGAATCAAAGGATGAAGCCGTTGTTGAAACGGAAGCTCCTAAAGAGGAAACAACGGAACAAGAAACAGAAAAAAAAGAAACAGTAAAAGAAATAAAAAAAGAACAAAAAGAAGATGACTCTAAATTAGAAGACTATAGTAAAGGTGTTCAATCACGTATTGCTAAACTTACTCGTAAGATGAGAGAAGCAGAACGAAGAGAAGCTGCAGCTGTAGAATATGCTTCTTCTTTAGAAAAACAACGTAAAGCTGATCAGGATAGATTTACTAAAATTGATTCTGATTATAGTAAGAAAGTTGAAGAGCATGTAAAATCTGGAATGGAATCTGCGCAAAAAAGTTTAGCGCAAGCTATTGAAACAGGTGATGCAGCTGCTCAAGTCGAAGCAAATAAACGTATTGCCGAACTAGCGTTCGAAAATGCGAAAATACAACAACAAAGAGTTGTACAGGAAGAGAAACCTGCACAGCTTTCTGACGGTGGAAAACTACCAGAAAGAACTCCACAATCATTACCTGAAGCTGATCCTATGGCTGAAGATTGGGCAAGTAAAAATAGATGGTTCGGAACTAACCGAGCTATGACATTTACAGCATTTGAAATTCACAAAGATCTAGTGGAAAAAGAAGGTTATGATCCTAAATCAAATGAGTATTATGAAGAAATAGACAAACGTATAAGAGTTGACTTTCCTCATAAATTTGATAATAGTGGAGACATACAAACGACTAGACCCGTTCAGTCGGTGGCTTCTGCGAATAGAAGTGCAAAAACTGGTCGCAAACAAATGAGACTCACATCATCTCAAGTAGCAATAGCTAAAAAATTAGGTGTGCCACTCGAAGAATATGCAAAACAATTAAAACTCACGAAGGAGGCATAAGCATATGACAAAAGACAAAAAAACAACTTCTCGTGCGGCTGATACACGGTCAAACACTGAAAGACCAAAAGTGTACAAGCCACCATCCTCTCTGGATGCACCACCAGCGCCTAATGGCTTTAGGCACAGATGGATCAGAGCCGAATCTGTAGGATTCCAAGATAGTAAAAATATTTATGGAAGACTTAGAGAAGGATATGAATTAGTGAGAGCTGATGAATATAAAGATTCTGATTATCCTGTAGTTGCCGAAGGTAAATACGCTGGAGTCATTGGAGTAGGAGGCCTATTGTTGGCTAGGATACCCGAAGAACTCGCGAAGCAACGTGTTGATTATCAGAAGAAACTTACTGAAGGTCAAGACGAAGCAGTTGAAACCGACTTGCTAAGGGAACAACATAAGAGTATGCCGATCGATGTCG